CCAAGCGCCGTGGTGCCCTGCACCCCAGTGACAGCCAGAACCTGATCTGTCTTAACGAAGACTGTGCCAGTCTGCCCAGTAGCCTCTACGCCTGTGACCGGTACAACTGCCGAAGCAGCAACCGTGACCGTGCCAACTGCACCTGTGGCTGAGACTCCTGTAACGACGACCGTAGCCGCCGCAACAACCGTGACGGTGCCAACTTCACCAGTAGCCGAGACTCCCGTGACAGGGACATTCGCCGTAGCAACGACTGTAACCGTGCCTACTGCACCGGTAGCCGAAACCCCTGTAACTACAACAACCGCAGACGCGGCTGTGCTTACCGTCCCGACTTCTCCAGTCGCGGTAACATCAGAATGCCCTACGCCCCAACCTTGTTCGCCCCAGCCTACGCCAGAAGCGTTCCAACCGTCGAAGGCGACTATGACGCCTGCCACGGCCCTTTGCCTAACTTAATTAGGCGATACGAAGGATCGCGGTCGTCGAAGTCGCAGCCGGGAACTGGATGGTAAAGTTGCCCGCCGTGGAGGTCTTATCCCCACCAAACGCCAGCACCGCCACCGCCTTGTTGCTCTGGGTCGCGTTATAAATCAACGCCCCGTTTGCCGTTAGGGTGGCACTTGCAAAGGTCAAATCATCAAAATCCAACCATGCCGTCGTGCTAGTCGAAGTCGGAACCTGCGAAATGGTCAAAGTCAGACCGCCCGCCGTGTAGTTCGTACCGGATGAGGACACTTCATTAGAGGTCGTGTAGGCCGTCGTGGTTGAGTCCAACGTGGCCGAAGAAGTGTACAGAGCCAGTTTGAATACGTCCGCTGCCGTTGAAGCACGGATTACACCGGTACCGAAGTTGTGGATACCATCCAAAATCTCGACCTTAAAACTGGTCGTCATAGCTTGAGTTATCGCCATCTCAATCTCCTAAACGCGCTGCCGCGTCACTAAAACCGTTTTCAATCAAAATACGTCGCGCATTCATCCGTTCGGAGTCTTGCGCCTCTTGCAGGTATTTTATCAATACCCGGTTTAGTTCTTCTTGCGTTTGTACACGCAAAATGCGGGTGGTAGCCCGTTCAGCAATCTCTTCAGGTGTATAGCCCCGACCGTTTGTAGTCTGGACAAACACATTACCAATCTCTGTATCGCCTACAAAACTCATGTCACAGGAATCCTAGCCTGACCAGAACGATATGCATCCTGACGATCCAGACCATCACCAAGTCGCTTGAGAAGGCCCAATGCTTCCTGATACTTGGCTTCGTAGTTCTGCATCATGTCCGCCTCACCCTTGAGATAGGTATACGCCTCACGGAGCGAACCGTAGAGCAGCACCGTCTCAAAGTTATCGCCCAGCCATGAAGTCGAGGACGACACGATAGACGTAGGGTAGTAGTAATAATGCAGTTCTGCCGTGTAATTCGTATCCGGCGTTGGCCCCAGAATCATGCTGGCGTTGTTCCAGATCGCGTAGTACGCAGGCTTGCCATACGAATTGGGAGGCGGGTACGCCGCTCGGATGTAGTTCACATCTTTATTGAGCAGATACTCATACTCGCCTGTCGTCGGATCAATCACCGCCAACGAGAACGTCGAGAGCCAATCAGACGGCAGAGAGAAATACTGAAAGTTCTGCGTCATCGTGCCCGTGACGTTCTTACGAATAGCCGGGATCTGAACGGAGTTGTAAATCCGCTCTTCAGCTAACTGCACGAACGTAGGAATATTCGCTACGAAGCTCTGCTCCGTAGACTCACAATACTCCTGAATCAGTGTAGAAAGCTGACTGTAATTCACGGCGACCAGCCCGACCGATACTTCATATCCGTATCAAGATTGATCTGCGACACGAACTTCGTGCCCTTAGTCGCAGCCCCTGCACCCTTCATCTTCATGTGGGTGACGCCCTTGTTCACATCCTTCTCAGGGTAGCCGTTGCGACCCGTCGATTCGGTGTTGGGCTTGATCTTGTTCATGTTGTTCATGACTTACCTCGGGCCAGAAGAGCCGCGCATCGGGCTGCGCTGGTTCATCACCTTCGCCATGCCACGACCGTACTTCTTCATGTCGCTGTTGGTCTTGCCGCCAGCGCGGAGTTTGACCCGACCCGGCCCGTGAGCCTTGCTTGCCGGGAGAGCCGCGTGTTTCTCAAGTTTGCTAGCCATCTTCATCTCCTAGGTCGTCACGACCGTTACGGTTCCTACTTCGCCCGTGGGGACGAGAGTATTCGGGGTTAGCACCGCATCAAACGAACTTGATCCGCCGACTGGGTTCCAACCCCACTGAATCATTCTACTACCGCCTGCGCCGTTGTTACCTGTCTCGTAGTAACTCAGGTCAGGTCTCGGGTTCCTCAACGCCTGCGGGTCATCGACCGGGTATAGGCCGAGCGACAACTGTGGCTGATCAGGCTCCCAACACTCCGGACAGACCAAGATGTTTACGTTCTTGGTCTTGATCACCAAAGACTTCAACTGACGAAGTTTGTACCGGAATCCACACCGGTCGCACTCCGCGATTGCATTCTTGCCACTTGCAAACCGATTTGGCATTAGTACCCACCCAAGAAGCTCTCACGTGGTACAAACCGCACCGCTGCCTTCTCGCGGTCTTCTCCTGCCGCCAAGTCCCAAGCCTCGTCGTACTGAGCTTTCAGCACCTGCGTACGCGCTTCAGCGCCGGGTATCTTCATCGACAGCATGTAAGCCAGCCCTGCGACCATGCAGGGCAAAAAGCGAAACGGAATATCCTGCCCATTCACGCCCGTGCCGGGGTCGAACATACGGACGAGTCTCGTGTAGACCAGCGTCCAAGTCGTCGTGTTATCGGGCAGAGGCCATACCGTGAATTGGGGCTTCACCACGACATCATCAGCACCCGTCGCGCCCGTACGCCGGTTAATCCAGATTTGGATCGGACGGCCCGTCGCGTTCTTGTTTGGGATGGACAAGTACGTGCTAGATGAAATGCGCGAGATGTTGATGTCTTGCTGGTTCGTGCCGGTGCCTGTGCGGATCACGTGGTCAAGCAGGTCAACCGTATCCACATCCAGATCGTAGGTACCGACGTTGTACGTCAGAGTCTTGGTACCGGTCTCCAGCGTCCAGAGGTTAATACCACGGTTCGCCCAGTCCATAAGCAATAGACCAAGACTGCGCTTGGAGGTACGGAAGTCGTAACCCGTCCGCAACTCCGCACCACAACGCTCAAAAGCTTCTTCGATGATCGTGTTGAGATCAAGATTGAAGTCCGTCGTGGCTGTGGTTTTGTAGGTCATTACTTCCTCGCCGTTACCACATCGTCACCCTTGGTGACGGTAACATGATCGCCTTCGACATCAACCCGCATCGGCTGCTCTTTACGATCCAGCTTGTCGAGTTTGGAAATCAACTCACGGATCACAGCAAACTCAGGCTTCTCTTCTTCCTTCTCCGTCGCTCCAGCGATGTTATTCAGCATGGAGATCAGGGCGGTCAGAGATGCACCAAGTAGGCCCATGACAGCGGCAATCTTCTCGCCTTCCAGAGCAAGACTGGACAAAACACCGATCACTACGATCACCGTGATGTACTTCAGACCATCCTTACCGATGGCCTTGCCAGCAACTTCTTTTGCCGACGACCCAGCCTCAAGCCGATTCAACTCAGCCTGAACCTGTGCCTTGAACATCTCGATGTCGGTCGGTTCGGTCATCACATCCCCCGCCGTCTGTGCGGTCTTACTTTTTCCTTGATGCCTTTAGGCTGCGGGACAAACTGCTTGCCTTGGGCTTTGCCTTTGCGCTTGGCTGCGGTCGTGCGGGCATACTCAGCAGGGCTGAGAGCTTTGATCGCAGCTTCTGGAAGGTATCTTTCACCCGTGTCAGAAGATCGTTTACCACTTTTCGTCCTCCACTTCTGCTGCGTCCATGCCTTGAGCGATTGTTGTGGGGCTTTCATATTAACAAGGATCCAAGCCCATAAACCCCAGTCTGAGGAGTGGGAGACAAACCAGCCCCTAACATGAACATGTTTCCCAAGGATGGAGGTAACATGTTTCCCAAGGATGGAGGTCCGCCAAGAGAGTTATTTAACAACTGTTGCTGTAACAAAGCTTGTTGCAGTTGAGCTTGTTGTTGTACCGCTGGGTCATTAAAAAAATCTGGCCTGCCCGGTGCGGGCATAGGAAATCCCCCTATTGGTGCAGGCTCCAGCGTGGGTGGGGTTACAGGAAGACCTCGGGGGTCTCCGAAAGGAGGAGTAGGTAAATAAGGATTAAAACTAGGAGAAGAAGGTGGCTCCCTTCCCGGTGCTGGCATAGGAAATCCACCTATTGGTGTAGGTGCGAGCATCGGTGGGGTTACAGGAATACCTCGGGGGTCTCCGAAAGGAGGAGTAGGTAAATAAGGATTAAAACTAGGAGAAGAAGGTGGCTCCCTTCCCGGTGCTGGCATAGGAAATAACCCCATCGACTGAGCAGCAAATGGATTATTCGCTACCCTTGTAGCTCCAAACGATTGAGCCATTCCAGAAGCAGGTGCCCCCACTTTGGCTTTAAAATTAATAGGGCTACTTGTGGAAGGACGAGGCTGAAAACCGCTTCGCGTAGTTTGTGCAGGGCGTTGCACATTTTGAGTTTGCAACGATTGTTGGTTTACATTAAATCTATTCATACAAACCGCCCTCGTGTTCTACCGCGTTGGGCTATGCCATCCCCACGCACTCGCTTGACTTTACCGCCCCGTCGATATTGATTAGTGTCAGACTTAGTAAGTTTAGATTGTTCAGATTGAGTTTCTACTTCTTGTCCATTGATATTAACGCTGGTATTGCTGGTAATCCCAGATTCTCCTACGTTTGATGAAGGAAATGGATACTGAGCAGGAATACCCCCATAATTTTCACCAGTGGTAGGAACCCCTCCGCCAGCGGAATATTTGCGTTTTTTCATGACTTGTACCCGCCACCCTTGGCTTTGTACTGCTTAGCCAGCAACTGGGCCTTTCTCGCGCTCCACTGCCCTGCGGCAGTACCCTGCACGGCACGAGACTTGATCGACTCAAACAGACTCTTCCGCATACCGGGCTTGGTGTAATTGCCAGCCTGATTGACCTTGGACTCCCCGCCCTTGGCATAGGTCTTGATTGGCCTGCCCGTACCGATCACGGGCTTTTCGTCCCCCCGCCGTTTAGCACGGGGGACTTTATTTTTAGCAATCGCGCCCATGCCGCGTGAGGGCATCATCAGATGTACCGCCCGCGAGTCTTGCCACGCTGAGCGATACCATCAGCCCGCTTGGAAGCCGAAGACTTCACTGTGCCGCCCTTCTTGTACCCCGTCATACCGGGAGACCGCCGCGCATTCTTGATACGCTCAGCGTAGGCTGCTGCTTCTTTTTCTCGCGCCGCAGCCGAACGGGCCATCGCGCCCGATCCTGCCAGAACATCTGAAGCCTGCGAACGAGTCTGCTGACCTCTGCGCATCAGAAAATCACGGGCCTTCTTCAAACCATATCCCGCTGCTGCGGCTCCTGCACCAGCAACCGCTGCCTTGGCCTTCGGACCAAGAATAGCCTCTTCAGGGTTGACTGCCTCGGCACTTGGCTCGGGATTGGCTCGATAAAAAGCTTCCTGACGCATACGTCCAGACGGAGCAGACTTTTCGTACTCCTTGACAAATTCCTCGGAAGACATCTTGCGGGATCCTGTTTTAGCCCCTGCCTTGTCTTCCTTGTCCTTCATTTCGGTGGTGTACTTTTTGCCCTGCCATGTAAAGGTATCAAGACCCTGTTTACGCGCAGCCTTGAACGCATCTTTGAAACTAATCTTGCTGCCGCCAGCACTACCAGAATCAGCGTAACTAGTCGGACCACCTAACTCTTTCATACAAACTTTCCTCGGGTCTTGCCGCGAACAGCGCAACCATCAGCACGTTTGGATGCAGAAGAACGAGCCATGCCGCCACCAGCCATCTTCTTCTTGGGCTTCTTGATGTCTTCACCAAAACCTTTACCCGGCGGAATACCGGGCTTGTCTGGCAGCATCGAAGGAGGAATCAAGTCGTCCGATGGCGACGGCGGAGGAGTCGGTTTCGGCTTTTTATCTTTCTCAGCCATTAGCACTTACCGCCGCCGTACATACGGACTTGCTTGGCCTTGGTTTTGCCCTTGCTAGCAATACCATCAGCGGCGCGACGGAAGGAACCAGTCATACCGCCACCGGCCATCTTCTTCACGCCTTTTTTCATGCCGTACTCGGCTTCTTCGTGCTTGATCATGGACTTCGGAGCGCCCTTCTTTTTCATGAAGGACACTTCTTTCTTCATCATCGCCTTGGACTCTTTCATTTGGATTTACTCCTGAATTTACGACCCTTGTCGGCTTTGACATAATCTTTGCCAACCTTTTGGGGGATACCTAGACGCTTGGCTGCTTTCGGGTCATTAGCAACCAACGCCATCAAACGGTGTTGTTTACCGGATTTACTAGGCACGGTGCTGCTCCACGAGTCGATCAATCTTCTGTTCTAGGCGATCCAGCCTATCCAGAAGCACCTGTGCGTCAGCGCGAACTTCCATGCGCGTGACATGATCTCGGGCGACTTCTTCACGGGTTTTGTTGAGAAGAATATTCAGCCGTTGTAGTTCGTCTGATTTTTCTTTCATAACGTACCCGATCACGGCTACGACCCCGCTAAGTACGAGGTTCCAAACGAGCATGTCCATGTGTTAGCAGTTCCATGCACGAAGGGATTTGTTGATGCGACTGTTCGGATCGTTAGCCGTCTTAGCACTCGTAAGTTTTTTCTTCATCCCCGACATCCGGGCACAGAAGGATTTCTTACGAGGCCCGCCTTCAGGCTGGGGACGCTTCAGACCCGGTTTACCGGGATTAGCGCGGTTATAGGAAGCCCTGCCTTTGGCGTTCAATCCACCGGCAGGGTTTTTGCCTTCTTTGCGCTGCCATGCCGGGGTTTTAGCCATAAATCACCATCGTTGAGACGACGGCTGACGGGATGATGTAAATATTGGACTGGAAAAGCAGTCCTTCGCCCGGTAGCAGCATGTAATCAGGCGCAGTAGAACTGCCCTTGGTGTTCACCACAATCTTGGTGGCACCGCTTGCCCCGCCATCAATAAACGTCACCGTACCGGCAGTCGTATCAGGAACGATATAAATCGCCTTAACACGGGCGCGGCCAATAACAAGGCTATTCTGGTCCAGCATCTGGCCCGCGTCAGTGCGGACTTTACTGGCTAAGACATCTGTTTGCATTGCCATTCTGACTCTCCTGTAATGGAAGAAGGGGGCTTACGCCCCCCACAAAGTCTTACGGGACGAGGCTGGCGTACAAACCGATGTAGAGCGTCGTGCTGCCGATGAGAACCGGAATGCGTCCGGCCTGAACCGAGACCGTACCCGAGACCGAACCCGTGGTCAGCTTGGTGCTGCCGATGGTCAGAGTCGTGCAGGTTAGATTAGTAATCGTGGCGGAAGCCGAATCGATGGCACCGATGAAGCCATTATCAGAGGCAACCGGGCCGGAAAAAGTAGTACGTGCCATTTTAAAACCTCACATGCGAGTTGTGCTTATCAGTCTGCATGTCGTCAGTCGGGGCTGTCTGATAAGCAATTTTTCCCGATGAACGACTGTATAACACCAAAAAAGAGGGGCCACAAGCCTCGACGACTTATGACCCCCCAATGCTCACCTTCTAGGGAGAGAGCCTATCAGGACGAACCCGGCGAACCGAACATGCCGAGCGGATCCGACCAGCCGAAGCTATAACGCTCGCGGCTCTTGTACCGGACGTTGCCGGTGTCGAAATCTCCGTCCATGCTGTTCTGGAGCGGGGTACGAACGAAGTGCTTCATGCCGTTCGGAACGTCCGTGGTCAGGAACCACGCATTCGTGTCGGTCAGGAAGTGGTTCACCGTGTAGCCACCGGGAATCGACCCCATCGCCTTCAGAGCGTTGATGTCGTTATCCGCAGTCGCCACGCGGAGTTCCGTATCGAGGAGACGCTTGGCAGTGAACATCAGTGCCGGGGGCACGATGAGCTTACCGGGCTTCGCCGCGATGAGGAGTCCACGCTCGTCCGTCCAACCAGCGATCTGAATGACAGCCGCCTCAAGCGAAGTCTCGTTGAGGTCAGAAGCCGTCAGACGGTTGCTGTTGGTGCCACCCGAGACAAGCGGGTGATCCGCCGCGAACAGAGCCTTGCCGTCGCCACCAACGTAGCTGGACGAAAAGCCGTTGTTCAGGACAGATGCCGCCTTGACCTGCTTCGTGTACGCCATAGCACGAGCGAGCGCCTTCGTATAACGCTTGCTGAGCGAGTCGTACAGGTTGTCTTCAACCGCCTCTTCCGTAATGGAGAAGCCGAGAGCAATCGTCTCGTGGCTGTA